TAGAGGTCCATCCTGTTATTAGCTTGCATACTCTTAAGCGCATTAGCAGCTTTCAACTGGAACGAAGTGGAGCACTCGAAGGAGAATGCATCACAAATATCTAGCATCAACTGATACTTAAGACACAGCAAGAACCCTGGCGGAAATCTACACTCTAAGTCTTGATATAGACTAATCTCAGCTAACCGCTGCTTCAAAACTAATTGAACAGGAAAATCTTGCTGAGGCAATGGCTGAACTACAATCTCTGTATATTCGGCAAATGGACGCATTAAGTACTTTGCAGGATATGTCGCAACACCACGATAAAGTATCGATGAATACTCCGTCTCAGTCATCATTTCACAGGCAAATACCAAATTATTACCATTACCTGGATTAATCTCGTAGGTAAATGACAGAATGTCGATCATTGGTTCAGCATTTACATCATATTGATCGCCAATACCGAACTTATAGCACTGTTGATTGGCCTTAAACGTGAAATTGATAACATTTTGATAAGGAGCGAGGCTTGTATCTGATCCCCACATGAGAATAATGTCATTCAACAACACTAATCCCTGGTTGATCATATACGCTGGCACATTCGCATTTTCTTGCGGTATCATGCCAGTTTGCAAGAATGCATCGGTAATCAATTGAATTGCAGTTTTCGACATGGTTAAATCACTGGTTAATCATCCACCATGGGCTCATGTGCGGATATTACATCATCACCTGGTTGCGCAAATTCATCGTCAACTTTCACTTTATTAACTCTTTTCTTGCGAACTTTTGGCACTTTCTGCTCTAATTCTTCTATTTCTTGTGACAACAAATCTCTTTTATCTGCCAATTTGGACATTTGATCGCCCCAATCAGCTATACACTTAAGAAATTCTGATGGGTCCTCACGATAGCCGCGCTTTAAGTAATCATCACGCTCGTAGAAATCACAGATAATGTACTCTTCCCAACTTTTATAGAGTGCGTAATGCTGCCCACTCTTCTTGGCCGAATCAGTCATCATGAGTAATGTAGGGTTAAAGATCATTTTTTATCCCCAGTCATCACAATTCGCTTCATCTTTGATGCTAAATCCGGTGCTTTATGCCCGCTATACTCAGGCTGACTATTCAATAATGAATTAAACGCCTTCGTCATACTCTTTTCCAACTCTTTACGATCTTTGCTCTTAACCTTGCTCATATTATCTCCAGTAAAAAGGGCAGAGCACGAATGCGCCCCACCCTAATCATAATATTAACCGATTTGACGAGTACAGTATTGACCAAAAACTTGCCAGCCGAAGAATACATCGAAACGCATGATGTCTTGATCGGTAACAGGGTTGTAGGAAACAGTACAACGAATCGAAATGTTGGTTTCTGGATCAGTAAATACTTTACAGTATGGTGCGCCCATCATGATTGGTGGTGGAACACACGCTAAAGTGAAAGCATCAGGGCTGTACGTGTAGTTATTAGACCACTGAGCAGCAGTGCCGGGTACAGTAATACCAACAGCAGATACGGCAGCGCTATCAGCAGCAGCAGTAGTAACGTTTTGGTAAGGACCACTAAGTACGATAGCAGGTAAGATGCTTACAGTAGCTAAACCGCTACCATCAGAGTTAACAACTTCTTGTACCACGAATTGAGCCAAGTTACCTGAACCAGTACCAACTTGTAAGCGGCTGATAGGGTTAAGGCCATAAACGTTAGCAAAGCTAATAACGTCACCAACATTCAATACGCCAGATTGGCTAGCGGTGAAGCCCTTAAGATTGATGGTCGATCCACTTTGTAGCGCGCCATTAACCAATGCAGTACCAGCAAATGTACCCGTGGTATGAATCGCTAAGTTCTGATCTTCAATGAGGTCATGACCTGCAACTTCACCTAGGCGAGCATATTGCGAAACATTTTCATTAAATGGTTTATTGAAGCTGTTTTGTAAGCTTGCGCGTAATGAACCGGCATCACCAGGATTGAACGTCATGTAGCGGCTATTAACTACGCCATATTTACGCTGGGTGGTAACACTTAAGTTGGGAGTGGCAAACGAGGTAATACCGGCACCAGCAGTACCAATGGTACGCCATACACGACTAGCAGCAGTTTGAGCACCAACAGCATCGATCTGATTGGCTAATTCTTGCGCTGCGCCTTCATAGATGTTGGTTTCTGGATCTTGTAGGAAACGTTGAACGTCAACCGATGTCAAAGCAATATCAACGTGCTTTTGATAGTTAATCGTTAAAGTATCTTGGTTTTCAATAATGCCCTGAACTTGTAGTTCGGCACCATTGTTGGACGTGAAATAAACTGGCTTACGAATACGTAAAGTATCACCAATTTTGAAGTCATTGCTTGCACCCCAAGGATTTACCCAATCACGGTTAGCAGTGTGGGCGAATGCTAAGCTATTGACGGTACGGGCTAATACGTTTTTGCCGATGAAATCGACGACTTTAAAATTATTTGCAGTAGACATGATGCGGGTCTCTAAGTTGAGTTTGCCGCATCACCTCCGGGATAGGAAAGGGTCAGCGGCGCGTTTTTAAGCGTTCTTTTAACTGACTTATAGACATCTCTTCAAAGCTCTTCGTCTTAACGCTAGCCGCCCCTGTACCTGCTAATTTCCCTGCGGAACTAATAGGTTTAGGTGCTGCGCTAACTGTACGTGGCTTAACTGTCATCTCTTCCATAGCCTCCAATTTGCCAATTTCTTTCATCACATTTGCTGGTTTCATCGATGTAAGCTCACGCAAGTACTCGGGATGCTTGCCTAACTTATATACAATGTCAGTGCCATACTCAGACTCCATTAAAGCCTCGACAATCCAAGGATGAGCCTTTTCTAACGACTCTTGCTCTGGACTGATGACGACTGCCTCAAAGTCTTTATACTTAGCACGTGCAGCCGGCAACTTAGTCGTTAAGTAATCATCTTTAATCTGATTAACGTAAGCAGTCTTACTCGACTCTTGTCTATGGTGAGATGTAACCGCGTTAATGACCTGATTCTTAAGGTTATTAAACTTATACATATCCTCCATATATAAAGGAGTATTACCCTCGTAATCAGCAGCTCTGGGCATCTCAACGCGTTGCTTAGTATCAGGTCTTATTAGCCAGGTATCACCAACTATCTCTGGGATATTAGCTGGCACTGGTGCCTGATAACTTTCTAACTTCGCCTTGAGTACCCGATTCTCCTCATCAACTGACTTGCGCTGAGCGACTAACTTATTAATACGCTTTTGCACTGCATCTTGTTGCTCAGGATCTAGCTTCTTATCGACTTTCTTAACGACTTCTAAAATTGGCTCTTCTTCGACAACTTCTGATTCTTCAATTAAGTCATCCTCTAAAGCTTCCTCTATCTCTTCAATAGCTTCGACTTCATCGGCAAGGGCTTCTTGATCATCTACATCGTCAGGTTCGACACTATTAATAGTAGGTTTTTGGATCTCAGCTTTGAGTGCTTGAAAAGCCGCATCACTGGTGTCTGTATTGCCAACCGTAATTGATGCCAATTTCTTTGATAAATCTGCCATTTTCTATCCCGTGTTTTAAAAAATGATGTGACACGTTCACACTATATAAATAAGTAAGTTGCTACCCGCATTTATAGTGATTGCGTACACTGTATGTGCTTAAATTTACAGCAAAATATAACAACTTTCAACGTTATGCTCCACTTTACCCATTATTATGACCACTATTTAGTACTTTCACTCCACTTGACTACTAAAATGCCCTAAAAATCGACACTTTCACTCCACTTACTCACAGTTTATCTAACTGGTTAAACGTCCTGCGTTACTCACAGCCTTATCAACAACAGATAAATATTAATGTGACAATATCTTGCCTATCTGTAATCTATATCCTTAAACTAATGTATTTATTACAATTACTTGTTATTTCTCATCATTATTAACAACTATTAACACTTTGTAACAACTCTTGACATCTTTAAACAACTTACCTATAATTACTCCAACAAATGCAGTAAATTAACTTAACGCAAACATACTGAGATAATTATTATGCCAACTACTCCTCCGTATTACCTAGTCACCCCATGCCCCACATCTGACGATTACTACAAGCTCAAAGCCGCACAAAATATCAATGATCTAAAGTCCTCAATAGCATTGATGCATAAGATGATTAAAAAGGCCGTAAAGGATGGTCTAAATGGCCACTACTGCCTTTATTTTATCCATAACAACATCAATGATTTAATTATTAAACAAAAAATAGGGTAACGAGAATACAAAATGGACAGTGAAGATGAATTGCTATTAGATATGGCATATAGAGAAATAAACTGGTGTAAGGCTTTTAAACTTGATATTGAAATGAACAAAGATAAATATTTAAACATACCTGAATCTGACAAACTGAAATTAATTGGACACACTGATGAAATACAAAATACTGTTAAAAATTCGAGCTATAAATAACTTTCATGATAAATATTTTAACCATATTTGTTTGATTATCTGGATTGGAATAATTGCTGTTGCATCAACATACGTGAGTTTTTAAATGAGAGTAATAATTAAAAGATTAATTGCATTAATAGCCATGTTTATCTGGCCATTCCTAATGATCGCAGGAATTATATTAATAATACCCGTGTACTTATATGCTGTAACAATAGAATTAATGGACTTATTTTATCCCGATAAAAAGAAACCCAATAATTATAAGTTTGAAGATCACGACGACTACTACAATAGATTTTAAATTAAGGAATAGAGATGGCACGCGGACTAAATAAAGCAATTCTTATTGGAAATGTTGGCAATATGAATGAACTTAAAACATTCAACAATGATGGAAAGGTATTAGAGATTTCATTGGCAACATCATCAGGATATAAAGACAAGACAAGTGGTGAAGTAACGTACAAAACAGAGTGGCATAACATTGTATTTAATAACCACCTAGCATCAATTGCCAACTCATACCTATCAAAAGGTGCCAGCATTTACGTGGAAGGATCCCTCAGAACGACTGAATGGACCGATAAAGCCGGAATTAAGCGTAAAACCACGAAGATTATCGCTACTGACCTTAATATCCTCAGTAAAAAAGATGATAACGCAGTAACTGTAGATAGAACCACTACGAATGAACGTAGCCAATTAGAATTTGAAGACGACTTACCATTTTAAGGGCTTATCATGAACTTATTTGAAATAGCATCGGAATATAAAGCAGACTTTGACAGCTTAATGTCTATGGATGATCTCCCAGAAGATGTACTAAAAGACACATTAGAGGGCCTTGTAGGATCTTTTGAAGATAAGGCTATCAACACAGCGTCTTACATTAATAACCTTCTTGCTGAGGCTGATGCTGTTAAGCAAGCCAAGTTATCCATGGCTGCTAGACAATCAAGACTAGAAAAGATGGCTGCTCGTATTAGTGACTATCTTTTAGATGCCATGAAGGTCGCAGATGTTAAATTAATCAAGAAGTCACCATTATTCGAAATTAAAACAGCTCTTAACCCTATTTCAGTCGAAATATATGACGATTCCCTACTAGATCCTAAGTTTATTCGAGAAACTGTCAGTATTTCACCGGATAAATTGGCTATTAAACAGGCCCTATTGCTAAATCCAAGTGAAGAAATAGCCGGCGCTCGTCTTAAACAAGATTATCGATTAGTAATTAAATAAGGATTTACCATGAGCTATAACAGAGAAAAGATGGAAGCTGCGATGAATTTAGCCCTAAAGTCAATCTATGATCGTCATAACCCACCAATCGCTGACATTATTGAGTCGATATTTACCGCACTTATCTCATCTGTTAATCATTTTATTGAAGACGAAGACAAAAATGATTTAGTAAGGCAACTATGCGATGGTTTAAAAGAGCATTGTAGTATTACAATTAATTAAGGAAATAAAATGATTGAAGAACTTGACTTAAAATCAGTTTCTGAAATAAAAGAAAAGACTGCTGAAGTGTTGAAATTATTTATGGGATTTGATTTAGATCCAATGTCTGTTTTAGTTGTATTACAAACAGTATCATCAGGCATTGTTTTTGGATTAACAAAAGGCGATCTAGAAAAATCTTGTGAACTTTTTAATTTAATGAGTAAAAGTTGTTGCGAATCTGCTGAAGAGATGTGGGACAAAATGAACGAGAAATCACAAACTTTACATTAATTAAACGGAGATTGTATGGACACAGTTAACGCATTATCGCTTCAATACTATAAAACTCGTAGTGGTCACACGTGCAGAACCCTTAAGAATGTGTGTCATGCAAAATTAAAGAAAGTTCAATGTGTATTTATTACGAATGCAGGAAAGAATGGTGATGTGTTTTTTGTGAATCCAGATGGGTCACATATGCATGGCAATAAAGACTACGATTTAGTTCAAGTATTAACGATTAAAGATTTAATGAATCAAGACATTGTACCGACTAAAGATTATAGGAAAATGACGTCATGCCAGCAATAATTTACAACAATATAAATATGGAAAGTAAATGTATTGAGCTTCAATACACTGTAGACATTCTAAGATCGCGAATCAAGAATCTTGAACAGGTAGTAGAAGAATTGAAATGTCATGCTGATAATTTACAATTTAACTTAAATAGAAGTAAAGCTTGCATACTGGAGATGATATGAATATTTGGCAAAATATTATTGAACTTAGGGCGCATTGTGTCATGCTAATGACAGAACTAAAGAAATATAACCCTGTGAAACTTGAAATAGGAAAAAAGTATCTTTGTAAAAATGGAAGAAAAGTATTAATAACGGAGAGTTACAATGAAGACTGGGGTGATAAAAAATTAGCATTTATAGGGTATTTATACACGGATATTGAAGCCCCAATTGATAATATATCATCACCTCAATATTATATTGATGGAAAAGAGATGATGTATGGTTGCGAAAGTTATGATCTAATCAAAGAAATAACAGGAGAAGACAATGTTTAACTTTTTATTTTACTGTTCATGCATATTAATATTTTTAAAAGGATTTAACATAATAGATATTAGTTGGGGAGTTGCGAGTATACCACTAGCAATATCTATAGCACTTGTGATAATTATTTGGTCAATACTTGGATTAATGAAATTGTCAGACCTTAAAAGTAAAATGGTTGACAAGTACAAGTGAAGATAACGTTTCCTTGGTATTTACCATCATTTATCCTGATGATGCTTAAATTATTGAAGATAATTGATATTTCTTGGCTGATGGTAGCCATGCCAGTGCTATTTGTAATAGTAGTAACTATTACCATTTTGTTAGTTGCTTTCCTAATCGGCTTACTCTTCTATTTTTTCGATTTCTAATCCTAACAGCCCTACTCACCACTAGGGCTTCTTGTCTAAAATAATCGTCAATTTCTAGATATATCAAATACTTCAATGCGTGCACCAAATTAAGCTTTTATACTTCACCCCTATACAATCGCATAGGGGTGGTAAGATAGCGCATCTCTTGATAGCTTAAATTAGACGAAAACGTCATCCCAAGGGTTATTTTCTACAAGAATTGGTGAATTGCAAGATTTAAGATCATTTTTAGCCGCTTTCTGCTCATGTAGATCGGATACTTTTTTCGTCATGAGCTCAGCTGCCTTAACACTCTTCTCAAACTCAGGTGATGTGTAAATTGAAGAGGGCTTTGGCATGATATCTACCCAAGCGTCAGAATCTGCATTGTAATTGCGCAGCTCTTCCTCGAACCAGTGCTCTTGCCTTTTCATATTGCCAGTGAATTTAAGTGGATTTGATACGACAGAGTGAAGAAAAGAGATTGATTCAGCCTCTTGACCACGCCTAAGATGCTTAAAGTGCTGAGAACACAGCCAGGTAGATTCGAATTGAACTGACACAGCAATTGGGCATTGTCTACCTTCATGGGAAAAGCTGCAGGTCATATCTGATAGGGGTATTCCAACTTTAACTTGATTGTCTTGCTGATCTTTCATTAGAAATTCCTTTTCTTTGCGTTTGATTAATTAACTTCTGCCTTTCAACGGCCTTGTCTACTTCCATTTGATTCTGATAGGCAATATAGCTGTCAATGAAATAATTTCTGCTGTGGGCCCAGTCTGAGGCTCCATACATGCCCAATTCTTTACCGCCCATGGCCTTAACAACCCTTGCAGTGATAGGATCTCTGAATGACATGCCATTGCTAGCGTGTTTAGATTGCGCCATCACATGGCCCCACTGAATGACCGCGTTATCTCTGGGGTCGCCATTGATTATTTTGATAATATCACTAATTTTTGGACAAAATGTCCCATTGTTCCTCATGTGATGCTTAAACGATATTTCGATGTCGTCTATTGATTCACACTCCAAGCCCTCCCACCACATTGCAGCCACCCCCTTCGATATTGTCTTGTCGTAATATTCATGAACCATCGTCAATATGATCCCAAATCGCTCTAAATCCACATTTCTCATATTCTATCCTTGTACAATAAATGATCGACCACGCCTTACATTGAGCTTAACTCCGCGCTCTTTTCCTGCATCCACTCAAGGATCATGTTAGCGTTTGATTGCCCTTTTGCCGTCAAGCTACTCTTGGGCTGGTTAATTAATGCGATGAACTTGTCAACATTAACCGCATTTCGGCAAATAAGCTCAATATCGTTATATCGCGTGTTTCTGTCATTGATGCCCATGTGGTGATCTGACAACTTGCATCCATCAATCGCCATTTTAAGCTGATCAACCATGTAACCATCTTTCAGCCTAGCCTCAATTGCCAATCTCCTCTTAGCATCCATGATTGACCTAGGGCTAACCATTACATCTTGCCAATGCTTAAAGATTATTTGGGCAAATGAAACTTTCGATGGCGCCATCACAGCGGTCGAGTCTTTAGCTCGACAAACAGGTTTTGACAGATGATCTTCATTGTCATCCCAAGGGTAATTGTCATTTTCTAATAGAGCCTTAGTTTTTTTGCTCGACAATGTTGTTGACTTAGATTTTGATGTAGATTTTTCTTTTTCTTCTTTTGAATCTGATTGTTTATCTTGTTTTAAGTGTTGGTATTTATCTATATCTTTATCTATATCTATATCTTTATCTATATAGCCATCGCTAAGCATTGCTTGAGCATTGCTTAAGCAATGCTTGGAGTATGCTTCGACTATGCTTGGACTATTCTCTAAGCATGCTTCGACTATGCTTGTACTATAGTCTGAGCATTCATTAAGCATTGCTTGAGCATTACTCTGACTATCATCTTCAGCACTCCATCTTGCTCTAGCCCCTTTCTTTCCTCGTTCTACGTTTTTAGCGCATGATTCCTTGGCTCTTGCTAGGTCTCGCTCAATCCTTTTATGGTAAAGCTTGCCATCTTTAGCTATGAAAAATGATCTGATCATGACTTTCATATCATTCCACTCTTCAATATTTTGCCCAATGATCCTAGATAAGATTTTGTCATCGTCAGGTAGAGGTCCATTTGTCCAATAATCAAATATCAAAAGAAGGTAAGCCGCATGCTCTTGCCAAACTAATCTAGTAGTTCCACTTAAGTAAGCGCCAATATCAAGAGGTATCCAAATGTTAATTTTACTTGCCATAATTAATCCCTAACTTGTCTTGAAGCCCATGCAAGGAAAGCATTTTCATCAATGAAAATACGGCCGCCTATCTTTTTAAAGAATGAAATTGCACCTTGCTTATCTCCTTTATCTGCTATGGCTCTGATATTTCTTATCCCATTCAGACTTGGCCATGAGTGGTGTTTTTCCCAATCAGTCATCAAAATATAATTATTTCCGTCAATCTTCATACTTGCCCCCATTAAGTTACATTAAATTAAATACATCGGAGCGCATTGTAATTTAATTATATTTACAATTCAATTGTTATTATTGTGATTTAATCTTACATATTTGTAATCCATTATCTTAACTTATTGTATTTACTTAGAATCATTAAAATAAATAAGGAAAAGTGTTAAAAGATGTTACATTTAGTTAAAAATAGTGTAAAGTATGTACATGAATTCAACTTGAAAATTGACTGAGAAATGGAGGTTGAGCAGTAATGTTGCCCGATATCTATACCTTTATGTGCGACATGCCGATAGTTGCAAAGGCTAGAGCAAGATCCACAGTTGAGAAGTCTTCCACTGCTACCAATGGATTTTCAATACGCCACTACACTCCAGTAAAGACGGCAAATTTCGAGGAAGAGTTGGCATTGAGAGTATCTAGATGGCTAAGAATGCACGAGCTGCCTATAGCGCCTAAGGTCGCCTTAGAAGTATGGCTAGAGTTTCACCATAAGAGGCCGGCTAACAATAAGTTAAAGCATAAGGTTACCAAGCCAGATTGTGACAACATTGCTAAGTCAGTGCTTGATGCTCTTAATGAGGTCCTCTATCACGATGACAGCTATGTAACGGATTTACACGTATTAAAAAGATTCAACGATGTGCCGAAGGATAGAATTAAAATTTCATTTCAATACAGGGAAAAGGTCGACTGATGATTACACAAGATGAGCTGAAAGATAATCTTAAATATAACCCAGAGACTGGTAAGTTTATCTGGTTAAAAACAAAGATTGGTGGTGGTGCAGTAAAGGGTAAGATTGCCGGCACTAAGTATAACGGTGAAATTAGGATTGGCATTAATAGAAGACCATACCTAGCTCACAGACTGGCATGGCTATATGTGCATGGGTATTGGCCTAACACAATGTTACATATTAATTTAGATAGACATGACAATAGACTTGTAAATTTAAAAGAAACGGACAAGAAAATAAACGCAAGAATTAAATATTAAATAACCGGAGATTGATAATGTTAATTTATAAGAAAACTGGAGCATAAAATGAGTGCAGTAATAGAACATGAAGATGTGAAGAAAGAAATCTCTTATACTAATGACCAAATAGATTTAATAAAGTCTGTGTATTGCTCTGGAGCTACAGATCAAGAATTTCAACTTTTCTTAGCGATTGCGGAAAAGAAAGGCTTAAGCATATTAGACAATCAGATATATAGCATACAGCGTGGGAACAAAAGAACCATTCAAACCTCTATTGATGGATTTAGATTAATAGCTTCAAGAACTGGAAGATTGATCGGAAACAGTGACGCGACCTTTGTTGAGAAGGATGGGAAAATAATATCAGCTTCTGTAACTATTAAAATGCTAGTTGGTTCTCATGTTGCTGAATTTACCGCTACTGCTTACATGGATGAATACATGCAAGTATTTAATGGTAAACCTGGTGGGTTATGGGCTAGGCTACCTCGTGCTATGTTAAGCAAGTGCGCTGAGGCATTAGCACTTAGGAAAGCCGCACCTAATGAGCTAAGCGGCCTTTACACCGCAGATGAGTTGTCTCAGGCAGACTCAACCAGTACTAAGCAAGAATCATCCTACAAGCCTAAAAAAGTAGATCCATCCCCTAATACTGAAATACTCGAAGCTGCCTTTGATGTATTGGATGCTACGCAAACATTATTGGACAACGCGAAGATCATTGCTGGCAGTGGTCAAGTAGCTTTGCGTGAATGGTATAGCTGCCTAGATAAAAATCAAAAGAATCTAATTAAAGATCGCATGCAGCCTATCGCTGAATTAGCCAAAGAATTCGATGCTAAAGAGGACATCTCTAATGTTGACGCAGCTTAGTCCTTACATTCCCGTGGTATTTCAGTCTAAGCCAGGAATATGGAATAAAGGCGTAGCCATAGCAATTCTTGATTATTCACAGGAGCACGACCTTCTGTGGGTGATTGCTGAGGATAAGACGGGTGAAGTCTGGACTCTGAATAACAAGCTAATAAAGTTGCAGCAGAATATAACAATGGGGAGGGTATTATGACAATTAAACAGAAAGATATATCCGAAATAACCATAACTCATGACGGTAGGATGACGCTATCTAATGCTGCTAAGTATATTGACTGCTCGGCTCATTCACTACGTCTATATATGTCCCTAGGCATAGCACCGGCTTACTTTTCTATCGTCAATAAAGTGTATTTTTATAAAAAAGACATCGACGAATGGTTGGAGTTACAAAAAATTTCACCTGCATTTGCTAAAAGCAGAATAGCATCGCAGAAGAAGAAAGGACAATAATTAATGAATGACTGGGAAGAGCAAATGTTTGATGTAAAGCGTAAAGGAAACTGCAGTGAGTGCGTAAAAAGAGAAGAAAACCCCAAATCTGTATTATCAGTAACAGGCGGATGTTATACGTGCGATATTTTCCTAAGAGAAGACTTTATCAATAAATTTGCAGATAGAGATCAAAAAGGCGTTAAATTTGATGATAATAAGCCATCTTTTGCTTGTTTGCCGCCTGCTGGATTGAATGAACTTGGAAAGATAGAAGCTCTTGGCAAGAAAAAGTACGGCCCAAATAATTATCGCAATGGATTAACGTCTAGTCGGTTCATAGATGCCATTTTCAGGCACTCTATCGAATTTATGGACGGCAAAGACCATGATGCTATTGATGGCAACTCGCACCTTGCTAGCATAGCTTGGAACGCTCTTGCATGCCTGCAGGCAATAGAAGATCACCCAGAACTTGATGACAGGTATAGAAAATGAAGCATAAAAAAGTAACTCAGAAACTGCTTAAGGAAAACCTGAACTATTGCCCTGAATCAGGGTTATTTACCTGGATAACTTCACGTCAGAAAGTAAAATTCGGGAAAATTGCAGGGTCCATAACTAAGAATGGCTATGTGGTAATAGGATTAGGTGGAATGTCTCACTATGCACACAGACTTGTTTTTTTGTACATGAATGGTAGATGGCCTCAACATAGAATTGACCATGAGAACTCCTTAAGAAATGATAATAGGCTTGATAATCTCAAAAAGAGCTATAGGATTCCAAATAAATCTATAACAGGGAAATAAGATGCACTCTGCTAAATTGATCGCAATATCGAAGACATTAGGTGACTTAGAACACTTAACGCCAGAGGAATTTATAGTTTACACCGCCAGGGTGTCATCACCTGCTAACCAGGGTAATTTAGATACTTCAGTTAAATTGCTCAAGTATCTTATTACTCATGGACACTTCTCGCCCTTGCAGATGGTTACCGCAACCCTTGAGATAAGCACCACTAGAGCTATAAGTAGGCAGTTATTGCGTCATAGGAGCCTAAATTTCCAAGAATATAGCGGAAGATACGCCGAAATGAACTCCGAAATGGTCGAGCAAGAGTGCAGATTGCAAGATCCAAAAAATCGTCAGAATAGCGTTATTACTTACGATGAGGACCATTGCGAAAATTGGGACGAAATACAATATGACGTGTGGAATACTGCCATTGAATCCTATCAAGATGCTATTTTAAGGGGAATTGCCAAAGAAGTAGCTAGGTCACTACTTCCGGAAGGCTTGACGGCTAGTACTCTTTATGTCACCGGAACTATTAGAGACCTAGTGTTTTACATGAAAGCTAGAATAGGCAATGGCACTCAAAAAGAACACGAATTATTAGCAAGATCAATGGCAAGTGAACTAAGGGAGTACTTCCCAAATACTTTACAAGCCATGAATATCTAACTTGGTTCAGTGTCTTTTTTAAGCAATAAACTTCCACTAGCAGATGTAAACAATATTGCCAGCCCGGATGCAAAAGTAGTCGGGCTGAACTCTTGATAATCTAATAGTTGAAGTATCAAATAGGCAACAAAAGACATAAAGAAACAAATTCGAATAATATCTGCTGTCTTGTTGTCAGATGTTGTCAAAGCACTCTTTATAAATTCCATCATGGGTAGTAAGTCGGTAATAATTCCTTACAAGCCGCCTGTGACTTCACTCCTCTTCCGGAAAATAACAACATTTCACCAATTCTTCTTTCCTGCAAGTCTTCTACTGGATGCCTTTCAGCATTACACCATGGTAAAAAGTCATGAGAATTACCATATCCGTCAATATTAAGATTCTTTAGCAGTGTTGACCCAGATAATGCACCAATGCCTAAATTATAGGCAAATGATATTAATGCGCAGTATTGGCAGTCATCTAAATCGTAATCGACTAGATTGCTAATCTCATCGTATAAAGTACTAATCTTATTTTCTAAATCTAAATTAGCTTGCTGCTGAGTCCAAGTAGAACCTTTGATAATATTATAACCCGTACTGCCATAACCAATAGTCCACGGAGCATCACCACTAACAGGATCCGGATAAGCCTCTAACTTGCATCCTTCCCACTGTTGCAGCATTAATGTCGCATTCGTTAAATCGGTCATAAATCAAGCTCAATTGTCTAAATAATATATAATATTAACTTAATTTTAAGAGGATAATTCAAGTTATGGACAGAAAAAAAGTTAAAAATGAAATAATTGATGAGATTGACGCT